TCGGCGCGGCGCTGCTCCTGTGCCGCTGCCTTCCGTTCAATCTCTTCCCGCTCCTGCGCGAGCTTCACCGACTCCCTGCGTGCTTCGAGATCGAAGTTGGCTGGCAGTTCCGGCCCGGCGAGAAGACTGGACGTCGTGCCGGGAGGGTAAAGCGCAAGGTCTGGATCCATCGCGGCCACGCGGGCCTTCTCCATCTCTGCCCGCGCTGCGGCTGCTTTGGCATTGTCCGCAAGGATTGAGTCGGTGTCGGTCGCCACTTGCTTGACCACGTCGCTGACCTGCTTCCCAAGCTCAGCCACCTTCGTCATGGTATCCTGCGAAGGCCCGGTCAGTCCAAAGGTGAGCACGTCGAGCAGGCGACCGCTCTGCGTGTCGCTTTCGAGGCGCACGATCTGCTTGCCAAGGAATTGAATCTGCTCCGCGATGTCTTTCACTTGTCCAGCAGACTGTGCGCCCTTCAGCCGCTCTTGCAGGTTCGCGAACGCCTCAGTCATCCGATTGAGCTGCCCCTGCTCATCCCCTCCAGAGAGCTGAGAAGTCAGGTCGTTCATCCCTGTGCTTGCGGAGCGCACAAAAGACGTCAGGCCATCCACCATTCCTTTCAGCATTCCGTTAGTCTGAGAACCGAGCGTGATCTGCGCATCAGTCACGGTGTTCATCAGCTTCTTGATGCTGCCAGCCACGTTGTCCGTGATCGCACTCTCGAACCGTTGCCCGGCACCTGCCGAGTCCTGCATCTTCTTCTGCATTGCATCGAAGCCTTGAGCATTCGCAGCAAGTACGTTTGAGATGTCGAGGTTCTCCGCACCGAAGAGCTTGACTAGAGTCTGCTGGTCGAGCGAAGCAAGCCGACCCATGACGGAGCCGAGTGAGTTCAGCGCCGGGTTGAGATCCCGAGCGGTGACGCCTGCCGCACGCATGGCTTCCTGCGCGTCTACGGTCGGCGCGACGAGCCGGGCCATGACGGCACCGAGTCCCCGTCCTGCCATGCCTCCGCGGATGCCGTTGTTTGCAAGGATTGCAAGGAGTGCCGAGACGTCTTCAATCGGCACCTTCAGCGCACTGGCAATCGGTGCGATGAACTTGAGCGACTCGCCCATGTCGTCGATGCTTGCAGGCGAGGCATTCGCGGCAGCGGTGAGGTTGTCGATGATGCGAGTGGTGTCCTTCGCCTCCATCTTGAAGGCGGACATCGCGGCCACCATGATCTCCGCGGCGCGGCCCATCTCAATCTCACCTGCGGAGGCAAGGCTCAACGTGGCGCTGAGCGAACCAGCCGCCTGTGATGCGCTCATGCCAGCGGCCACGAGTTCACGCAAGCCGCCCGCTTTCTGGATGGCGTTGAAGGAGGAGCTGCCACTCATGGCTGCGGCGCTCAACTGCTCGAAGGCGAGCGACGTCTTCTTGATCTCACCGACAGCCGCCACGCCGGACATCGCTTTCTCGAAGTCCATCGCTTTGCCCGTCGTGTCCTTGATGGCGAAGCCAACCGCTGCCACGGCTCCGGCGACGGTCATCAGTCGCGGCGTGAGGCCCATAGTCGTGAGCGCGTCCAGAGCGCCTCCTCCTGCTGGAGCTTGCGGCGCTTGCGGCGCTCCCGGACCACCCTGCCCCGGTTGACGTGGCAGGTTCACATTGCGCGGCAGATTCCTCGTCGCCGTTGCGAGCTGCTGCATGGACTGAGCAAGCGCAGTGATCTGTGCCTGCATCGCAGTGAGCTGCGCGAGACCTGCGGTCATCTGGCTTGCTTGCGCTGCACCTGATGTGAGCGCCTTGCTCACCTGCCCGGCAGACCGAGCCATCTCTGCCATCTTCGACGCGACGTCTGATCCGGGCAGCGCCTTGCTCAGAAGCTGCATTGCCCTTCCCGTCAGCGTCACACGACCTTCCAACTGCATGAGCGCGACCTCGATGCGCTTGATGGCAGAGACCGCAGCTGAAGGGTCTGACAGGAAGTCGAGAGAGATCGGTGTCGTGTTGCTCATGGGTGGCGCATCATGCGGTCTGCATCTTTTGGCAGATCAGACCTTTGTCGGCAAGGTATGCGTGCTCGTAAGCAAAGACAAGACTCAGCGGCACATCGTGCAGCAGTTCCTGCTGGGATAGTCCGGAGACAGAGTGCGCTGCCACCAGAAGGCCGATAGGCCACGGTGGCATCAGTCGTTTCCCGGCGTGCTCCGCACCCCGCTCGGCAGCGGCGGGGAGGACGCGCTGACTCGGGTGCGTCCACCTTCAGACAGGTAGGACAGGACGCTTTCGATGAGCGCCGACAGATCGACGTCGGCAGTCTTCTCAGCCATGAACGACTCGACCGCGACACGGAACGCATCCGGATTCTCGGCGAGCGTCATGACGTCACGACTGCTTCGGCACTGAGCGACGAACCACACGGCGCACGCATCGAACAGCCGCTGCGCAAAGGAAGGAGCCGTTTCTCCTTTCTGGCCCACAGCATACGAGTTCTCCATGCGGGTGTGGATCAGGAGGTCGGCGAGCGTGAGCAAGCGGACGGGCTGTCCACAGATTTCCCACTTGGTGTGGCCGAATAGCTCTGCCGCTTCTTTCGGTTTCAACGTGGACGTTGCCGACCCGATGGAGAGGAGCAGGTCGAGTGATTTGTCTTCTGGTTCTTCGGTTTCTTTCGGCTTCATGGAATGGTTAGTGAATGAGTTTTGCTGCTTCTTCGATTGGGCTTGGCTGGACATCCACGGACATCGGCACAAGGCCACGCTTCAGCGCAGCCGCGTGCTTTCTGCTGCCTTCCACCAGCCATGTAATCGACCTGCGGTTTCCGGGAGGATGGAGACCTACCAGAGCGCGACCGTTGTTCACCGCGGCACGCATCGACATGTAGGTGATGACGGCTGCGAGTGAGAAAGCCAGCGGGTGCTGTGGATTCTCTGCGATGAAGCGCAGCGGTTCCTTCGCTGCCATCAGAATGTGCTTCTCCGTCGTCACGGCATCACCGTCATCGGTCGAGAACATGAAATGAGGAACCCGCACACTACCGTACGCGACGATAGTGGCGGGCTTCTTCTGAAGGACTCCCACAGCCTTCAAAGCGGAGGCCAAGGCGATGTCGTGGACGGTCAGTGACTTGCCTTGGTACTTGGATGTGTCGGCAGACGCCGTTGTGCTTTCGCTCATAAATCAGCTCCGGGAATTTGCACCGGAAGGGAAGATGTCAGGAGGGCGCTCGATCAGGTGCTCGGGATTCCATCCCATGCAGTCGCCTTGATGTTGGTCTGCACATAGTTCTCATTCGACAGATTGACGCTCAGCTCGGTGATGTAGAGCGTGCCGACGAGAAGCTCCCCGGCAAAGACCGCAGCATTCGCCAGAGTGATCGTGTCGCCGACGTCGTCAATGCTTGCGCCGGGCAGACCATAGCCTACGATCTCGACGTCGCTGCGTCGGTTGTAGAATGCGACGTTCGTGGTCTCGCCGCAGCCGTTCTTCAGCTCCTTGCGGTCGCTTGTCAGCGTCAGGCTGACGCTTTCGGTCTTGAGACCTTGTTCTTCGTCAGGGACACCCCAAGTCGGAGGAGTGGAGCCGATGTTCACGGTAGCGGAGCAGGCCATAGTCGGAGAAGGTTATTGGTGAGTTGTTCCGCGGACGATGCCACGGCAGAAGCCGGGTGTCAATGCGCCGCAGGCTTTCTACTGCAACGTGCAGCCGCGGTCTCCACGGAAGTACGGGAACGTGACGCACTCCACCGTGAGGACGGTCTCGTAGTAGTGCTCAGAGTCCATCTCAGGTGGCGATGCCGAGATGCTGATGGGTCTGGAGCATGCACCGTCGAGCATGGAATCTCCCTGCCCGGCATCCGTGGTTTCGATGCAGTCGAAGACACGCATGACCCAGTCCTCGTGCCCGAGCGGAGCCTGCGTTCTGCCGGGGGTGTGATTGAGTGCGCCGCGGCTGACGCTGGTGAGCACGCTGATCTGGATGGAGCGGAGGGCTTCGACTGCCTGATCCTTTCGATCCTGCCCCGAATTGAGTGCCCCGCGCAGCGCGGTCCTCTGCTCGCGGGTAGCCGTGCCTCGGTAGCGCACGCACGGCAAGGCACCGTCTTCGATCTCTTCAAGCAGGCCGGGGAACCACAAGGGCGTGACTTCTCCCCTTCGAGGCGTGGCGCTCTTGAGCACCATGCCGTGCAGCCGCTTTCCGGCTGCGTGGTCGCGCATGAGGCGGTGGAAGATGCAGGCAAGCGGAGCATTGAACAGGCTGTGCCCGACGAGATGGGAAGGTGCTGGCATAGAGATCAGGAGCGGATGACGAACTCGATGAACTGTCGAATGCCTGCGCGTAGTGTCAACCTCATGAACGGCTCGGCGTCTCGGATGATGTGCATGGGGCGGATGCCTCGCACACGCCGGGCTAGGACGTAGTCTCTGCCGATTCTGAACTTTGGCCTGCGTCGGTCGCGGCGGGCTGCTGCGACTTCAGCCATGACGACTCGCGCCCCTGCCTCTGCTGCACGTCGTTTTAACGGGATGAACAAAGTCTTCGCCCTTCGTGGTCCGTGCGGTCGAGTCCCTCTTTCAAGATAGACCATCACTTTCGACAGGTTGACCACGCGGTAGCCGAACGACGCACCAGTCTTCCCTCTCTGCACAGGCTGAATGAACCATGCCTTGCGTGTTGCCCCTGTCCATCTCTTCGGCGTGCGCAGAACCATTCTTCCATGCCACAGCCACGCCACCTTGCGGATCACGCTCTCCTGCAAGACAGGCTGCGACAAGGACTTCGCCAGAAGGCGCAGCTTGCGACGCACGTTCTTGTCGGAGGCAGTGACTCGCAGGAAGGACATGTCAGAAAGCGCGTCTGTGCATTACAGGGGAAGCAGCGCGAAGGCGACTCATGGTGGTGGCGGATACCGACTGCACGATGGCAGTGTCGCTCGTACCGTCAGCCGCCCGGATGCTTCTGCGCCAGAATCCGGAGAACACCGCAGCGATCTCAAGAGCCATCTCCGCGATGTGAGCAGGAAGCGTCGGAGGCGGTGCTCCTGTTGGGTCTGACTCATCGAGCGCAAAGCCGAACGTGCCACGCAGGGTGATCGTTCCCGCGTACGGAATGCCTCCCCATGAAGCGGACGCACGCACGACGGTTTCTCCTGCCTCGAAGTAATAGTCGCCTTCGCTTGCTCCTTCGATGAGCGTCTCGGAATCCTGCACCACTTCCGTCAGGGTGATGATAGGCCAAGGGAGTACGATGACCGCGCCGAGCACATCTCGCCGTGGCACGGTGTACGGTGTCACCGAGTAATCGTTGAACCACCACTGCACCTTCGTCTCTGCTTCGATGAGTCGGCTGGCGCGATTGATTGCGTCGATGAAACGGTCCTCGTTCTCCGAGTCGAAGTTCCCGATGAAGTCGCGCAGGCGTTCGACGGTAGTGTAGGGGCGCAGCAGTGGCATGGGTTACTTGAGAGAAGGAGTGTTCGGGACTTTGGTCATCGGTGCGCGAAGCATGGCAGCGGCGTACTTCCTCACCGCTGCCTGCCGCTGCGTGCCTCCAAGATTGAACTGAGACACCATCGCAGACTTCTCTTCTGCTGTGACGTTCAGCGAAGACACCCACGACGCGAACGCTTTCGCCGCATCCGGTTGCTCTGCCAGTCTTCGCTCGAACTCGGCAGACATATCAGCTCCTGCGGCCACGGCGTGTCTTCGGTTGAGTTGGCTGCGCTTCGTCTTCTTGCCCGTCAGTCGAGGTCTCGCTTTCGCCTTCATCGCTGGCTTCCGGTTCAGCAGGCTGCGCAACGACTTCCTCCTGTTCCTCTGCGGCTTCAGTATAGACTCCACAGGCGTGGCGCTCTTCGCGGGTGAGCAGATGCCATCCGGCAGAGCGTGCGGCACGAATCACGTCGTCCACGACGTCACGCGGAGGCTGGCTGTCGAAGTAGTTCACATCGAGGCCCACGAGATTCATGGCAGCGACGAGCGTGCTCAAGCGAGCTTGGTGGTAGTTGCCGAGGTCGTGCTGTAGCTGGCGCAGGTTGTCCCATGGAAGGGTGCGGAGATCGACGGCAGGAGTTCCCAGCAGAGGCACGTTGACAGGTTTCGTCGGGCCGCTCACAGGCTCGTAATCCGGGTGATCCAGCACGCAAAGTTCTTCATGAACGTACAGATCCACCACGTCTCCAGTCTTGACGAATCCGAACCGACCGAGATCGACCGGATCACCTTTGTATGTGTATTGCTTGGGCATGGCCGGAGTCTCGACGCACTTCTGCCGCTTTGCAAGGTTTGCACAAAGGAAAAGACTCCCACCAGTTGCCCGGTGGGAGTCCCCATTTCCAGCCGAATTGAAGAGGAGGCTAGTTCCTCAGATTGTCAGGCCACATACTTGAAGCCGACACGCACGATTGGCATCGTGGCGGAAGGCGTTTCACGCGGCTTGAAGTCGCGGCGGAACGAAGCAATCACGCTGCGTGTCTGTTTCTTGCGGTCCTCGTCAGTCTCGACAGTGAATCCACGACGCACGCCGACGTAGAACGATGGGCGATGAACGAGCAGGATGCTGCCGTTGGTCTTGAGTGTGTTGTCGAAGACACCAGAGGCGTTGAGGTCTTCACGGCACTCTTCGGATACCACGATGGGGATTCCAAAGATCGTCGGAGCCACACCCGTGAGGATTCGCGCAGCCGCAGGGTTGCCGACCTTCTCAGCCGTGAGCGTTTCCGGCAGACCAACAAGATCGCTGTAGCCGCGAGGACCGCAGATCAGCACGAGGTCTGAAGGACGCACGCCCCACTTGCCCATCGCCTTGCCCATTGCCTTGATGTTGGCAGCGGAGCCAACACCTCCGGTGGTCAGATCGTTCGAGAGGGTGCCAGCGAAGGCGTACTTGCGCAGACCGCGGAACAGCTTCGCGTGGTGATTCGCGATGGCGTGGATGTCGGAGTCTTGGTGGGTCGCCGTGTCATCACCATTGATGAGCGCACCTTCTAGGGATTGCGCCGCACCCAAGGCGAGGTCGTCCTGAAGCATAGGCAGGATGGGAACGATGGAGTCCTCATCCGCTTCGTAGCTGTAGTCGGCCACGCCGATGAGCTTCTTCGCGTCGAGGGTGATCGTTCCGGTACCGGGCTGGCTGGAGACCGGGTCACTGCCGGGAGCTTCACTGCCCACATAGAACGGCGTGCGCGTGGTCTTGAGCGGCAGCTTGAACGGATCCGTCGGCATGTTGATTTCCTGGCTGACCATGATCGCGGCGAGCTGCGACTCAAGGTAGAGGCGCATCTGGAGATCCGCAGACAGATCGGACGGGATGAGTTCCGCACCGGAGCCAGCGCCACCAGTGGTGATGGCCTTGTAGCCTTGACGGGCGAAGTTGTCGAGCGCCTTGGTGCCAGCCCGCTGCGCACGGGTGAGCAGGCTGGAGTCGATGCCGTCGAAGCGACCCTTGCCGAGACACACGTTGAGCAATTCCTTTTGGGCGACGGTCAGGTTTCCGGCGCGATGCTCAATGACGTTCGAGTCGCCTTCTTCTGGACCGCTCGGGAACAAGTTCTTGCTTCCGGTGCGCTGCGCAGAGAAGTGCTTTTCGAGGGCTTTGGCCATGGCGTCGGCGAGGGTGTCAGCGGTGATTCCGTTTTTCTGGGACTCAAGAAGAGCGCCCTTCACAGCGGTGATGATCTCGTTGCTGTTGTTCGATTTGCCGATGGCTTCGGTGATGGCAGCGTTGAGGGCCACGGTCGTCAGGTGACCCTGATTCGCTTCCTTCACGGCGTTGCGGATGCTGTCGAGGTCGATGCCCTTGGCCTTGAGTGCTTCGGACAGTGCGCCTTCGACGAGGCTCTTCACCTGCTCATCGCTGAGCGCGGTGTCGCCTTCGGCAGTAAGTGCATCGGCAGCTTTGCAGAACTCGGCGTCGAGGGTGATTCCGGCGCTGGTAGCAAGAGCGGAGAGCGAGTCGAGTTCCTTGCGGTCGTCGGCAGTGAGTTCGATGGAGGGCTTGCGGAGAAGCTCCGCGAGGCGCTTTTTCTGGGCGTTGGTAAGCATGATGATTTGAGATTGATGGTTTGAGAACCACTGTGACGTCCGCTGTACTCCCGTGGGTTTCTCGCAGATTGCGGTGGCTGGCACCGAGTCGCACGTCGCAACACATCCGTCAATGTTCCGCGCATAAATCTTGACGAGAGAGGATTCTTCTGGAACACAAGCGGCACATACTCAGCTCAACCACCATGCCTGAACTTCCAGCCTCTCCTCCCGTTACTGCCGAATGGATTCAGAACTCGCTCGCGTACACTGCGGCGATAGGATCCGACGAACTGAAAGACGCCTCAGAGCCGTTTATCATGGCAGGCTTCTCGGCAAGCCAAGCCGCAGGCTGTGTGCTTGCCAAGGCATACGTCGAAGCAGTGCATGAGAAGGAGGAGGCGCTGGCGCAGGCCGAGATGGACATCGAAGAACTGATAGCGAATCAACCGCATGTCCCTGCTCTCGTGCGCCTGTTGATCTTCCTTGTCATTTGCTCGGCGTTCTGCATCCTCGGGTATGCACTCGGACGCGCACATTCGTAATCGGTTCCCACAGTTTGCAGCTCATCAGCAGGCCCGCAGAAATGCTCGTGCCGCAGTATGGGTGGGATGGACAGCAGCCGCTGCGGCGTTCGTTTTAATCGCGCTCACAGCGGCTGCATGATTTGCAATGCTTGCAAGGTCTAGCCGAGCAGGACGTAGGTGATGGTCTCCTTGTTCCAGCGAGTCCCGAACAGGCGCATAGCCTCTGACTTGGCCAGCCAATACACACCTTCCCACTGCGCAGGCGGAATTGTCTGACACCCCTCCGAGGATGTGCCTCTGTACCCACCGCGGTGGATGTTGATTCCGAACATGCCAGTGTCCAGCTCTCCACCGTCGCGGAGCACAGTCACCGGACCCTTCCTCTGGCAGATCGCCGGGTGAGGAGCGGAGCCGTTGTGTGTGTCGAACTGGTAGCACGGCCAGATGCCCGGCTGAAGAACCGCCATGCCCTTGCGCTTGCTGGTCGCTGCACGGTACGCCGACGGATCGGTGTTTGCGTTGAACGCGGCGAAGGCGTTGGGCGTGACGAGGAACAGGGCATCATCGTAGATGCTGCGGTCATTCTTGCCCGGTGCACCCATGCTGTCGAGGTAATAGCCTCGGTCTCCGCACAGGAAGAACGGAGGAGGAGTGAAGCCGGGGAATGCGGCGTGGATGCGCTCAAACAGTTCCTTCTGTGTGAGCCGTGGTCGTGATGGCGGTATCATTCGATTTCCTTGTCAGCGTCTTCGATGCCTTGCTTGATTCCTGTCCGCACGGAGAGGAAGAAGGGTTGCCAGTTGCGGTACAGCCAGAGCAGCGCAGCCTTGACGGCTGCGCGGGCGAATACTCCGGAGGCTGCGATGTTCTCAGGTGATGGAGCAGGTGCCATAGTCAGTATGCGGTTTGTGGTTGTCAGAGGTCACTTTGTATTGCCCGGCAGAAGCGCGGCGTCTGGATACGGCTTCGAGGTCGTCTGCACAGGCAGGGGAATGTACGACGGAGCAAAGCTCACAACAGCCTTTCCTCCGGGCGTGTATGTCACGGAAAAGGAAGTGCCCTCTGTAGTCACACAAGAGGGCACTGCCGCGATGATGAAGGCGATGGCAAGGACGAGTCGGTTTCTCATCCAGCACGATCTGTCATTTCTTGAACCTGTCAACGAAGTCGCGCAGACGGTCGTTGAGTCTGTGGATGATGTACCAGCCATTCATCCCCATGACAAAGCCACAGAAGGCCCACGTCTGCCAGAGCGACCACACCTGCGCTTCTGGTGTGATGAGCTTGGCGTACGATGCCGCGTGAAAGAGGATGCCGGGAAGGAATGCTCCGATGACTGACGATCCGAGGAAAGTAGAGACTGCGTGGAAGTAGTCCCTGCGCTTCTGCAAGGCGTCCATCACCGCAAGTATCGACGCAATCACGGCACCGAAGCAGGCGAAGATGTCATCAGTAGCCGGGCCTCTTACCGCAGCGATGGCTACGGTGGGGAGACTCATGGCCGTGATGATTGGAATGAGTACGAAGAAGGATGTTCCTGCTGGCATAGTTGTCGGGTGTTGTGTTCTATGTAAGTCGTGCGAGTCACACTCACGGAATGAAGGGTCTTCCCCACGCATCGTGTCCTTCGGCAGGAGGGGCGAGCGTTGCGGAGCCGTCGTTTGTGATAATGAACTCCCGGCGCGGATACCAGTCGTGACGTGGCATCAGGTCATCAAGAGTCTTGCCCACGAGTTGCGCCAGATGGTGCAGGTTTTGAAGGTTGGCGCGGCTGCTCTCGATCACGAGGGCTGCGTTGATTCCGAGTTCTGAGAGGATGTCGTCCGGCGTAGCGTCCGCATCCCAGAAAGCATGGTATCCAGCAGCATGTTGCTGGATCCTGCGCTGAAGCTCGTTGTTTATCGTCGCGAGAATATGCCGGGCCTGCTTCTTGGCTGCTGGCTCTTCGGGAGGCGGTTCAATGTCGAATAGGTTCATAAGGTTACGAAGGGGTGTACTTGGTGTTGAACCAAGAGTGCATGTCGCTGAGTTCTGTCGAAGACAAGACACGGTTCCACAAGATCAGTTCGCACAGGTCTACGTCTGCATATGAGGAGGTATCATGAGTTCCGACAGACGCACGAGCAGAGGATACGTTCGGATAGGTTCCAGTTCCAAGTCCCGTGGCGACGTTCACGTTTACCGCGGCTCCGTTTCTGTAGCGGTTAAAAAGCGCCGTGGTGTGGTTTATTGTGAACGATTCGATCTGGAAAGAAGTGCTCCCTGCCATGAGATTGGTAAAGGTTCCAGCAGGAGAGTCCGCACGCCTGCCGACAAAGTGCTGCTGAGTGGTGCCAG